GTTCTTGTTCTATTCTTTGCCTTGTTTCTGGAGATATAACAGGTGGTACAACCAGTTCGCCTTGAGCGACGTGAGCCATATATTGATCTTCGTCGCGTCCTAGCTTTGCTAATCCTGTTCCGCTGTTGTCTATTCTATTCATATTACAATTTTACCCTGTATTTTCTTCGCTGTTAATATCTTCATCTATAGATGTTAACCAAAAAACCAACAAATATCTATCTCCTTCCTCTACTGCTAGTCCTCTGTGCATGTGTGTATAACTTGGAAATATCAAACCGCTACCTGTAGGTAATGGCTCTACGACTCCTCTATTTAAAAATTCTGTTCCTCCACCCTTGTAATCGCCTGTATTTAAAGGGACTACAATACTAACGTCTGAACTCGCGTCGTGATGCCAAGCTCCCTGCTTCTTATCTTTTAAGTTGTAGTTAGCTATCTGTATGTTTCCGCCTGTAACGTGGCGATTCCATATAGTTACAAGTATTGGGTTTATTAGTGATTGAACTACCTGCATCAATGAAATATATAAATCTGGACATTTTTCGTTAAGAACTATCTCTGGTATTTGTCTTAGCTCGTCTTCTTCTGGATTAGGAACAAATGCAAATTCTTTTTGCATGTTATCTATTTCATCTAATAATATTTTACAAAACTTGTCAGAAAACAAAGGAACTGTATAAACATCTTTTAATGGTTCTTGTATGACACTTTGTAAAGGTAGTTTTTCTGGATTGTTTGTACCTTCACTTTTATAAAAATCTACAATATTTGGTATTGATGCTTTAGCTTTCTCTAAAGTATCTTTGTTAACAAACCAGTCAGAAGGAAATCCAAGCAATAAGTTCTTTAGCTTGTATGATTCTTCCTGTATCTTTTGTTTTGCAAACATATAAAAATATCCTAAAATTTAAGTTACTGTTATATTTACTGCTATATCACCTTTTGTTATAACAGAAACAGCACCTAAAAAAGCTGTAGCCTTAAAACCATTATTGGGTGAGTTAGGTGTATGTAGTTGAGTCCAACTGTTCCCTATATAAACTTGCAACACTCCTTGAGAAGTATTCCAGATTACATCACCTTCTAAAAAGTTTAATTGCGCAATCTCTGTTTCGTTGAACTGCGGCGTCCGATTTGGGTCGAACTGTCCTAAGTTTAACTCAAGAATCCTAACTAATCTATTAAAAATTTCAGAAGACATGTCCCCTTGAGCAAGTGGAAGACTTGTTGGTAGTAATTTTGCCACTATCTTCTGCCGTCTGGTTTAATATCTAACCTAGTAGCTCCTAGTCTCCAACCTACATTATCATTACCGTCCGCATCATCATCTGACTCTACTCTTAAAACAGCTTGACGACTTCTAGCTCTAAGACTTATTTGTCCTGTTGTTGAGCCTATAGAAGATGTTGAGTTGGTTGAAAGAGATTCTCCAGGGTTGTTTCTAGTTTTTAAAACAAGATTTACTTTACCTGAATCTGAATTAGATAAGAATTTAAAATCTGGAAACATTCTTTGTATGTAAGCAAACTGTTCACCTTCACCAACTTCAAAGTCTGAGCTTTCTATGAATACATTAGTCATAGGACTACCATCATCATTAAATCCATTTTCTTGTTGAAATAAATAATTATTAAAAGTAGCTCTAGGATAATCTTCTATACCGCTATCTAGCCAAGCATGTCTTGTTAATTGACCGTAATACCAAACATTGTCTTCGTAATTGTAAATAACATATCTATCTATTTCAGATGAACTAGATGAACAATAGAACCAACCAACCTCTGATTTTTCAGTAATAGTAAAAGCATGAGTCTTAAATGATTGATTAAAATTTATATCACTAAATACATAACTATGAACAGTACAAGGTATTTTTTGCACGCTACCTGTATACGCATAAAAGTTAGTAGATGACATCCAATATATAGATTGAGCAGAAGTAACTGCTGCTTTAGGGCCTATGAGGCCAGTACCTTCATTAATTAAGTTAACTGCAAATGTAAATGGTGGGCCAACAAACTGCATGCTATATAAAGCAGTATCAGTCCAAATAAGAATTTCTTGTCTTGATTTGGTTGCACCAATTATAGAAGAGCCAGAAGATAATCTTAAATCTCCAGCAGTATTAGTAATTAATGATTGAAACTCTAATTCATTTTCCTGGTCACTAAAGGCTATAAGCATTGGGTCTATAGTTCCAGTCCTTGCTCCGCTTGATATTGGGTCTGCTCCTAACACTATTAAATGTCTATCTTTTTCAGAAGTAATAACTTGTAATCCTACTGTTGGAACTAAATTAGCTCCACTTACAGTTGAAAGGTTTAAAGCTCTTGTTGTAAGGCCATCATTTTCTACCCATCTAAAAATACCACCAGCTCTAGGATTTATTATAAGGTTCTCGCCAAAGTGGTCATGTGTCCAAAGTCTTAACTGATTAGTAGCAGACAAAGCTGTGGTAGAACCAAAAGTTCCTTCACCCCAAGTACCAGAACTCCACCCAGTACCAGTAATATAAACATCTAATCCTACGTTAATTTGGTAAGCTCCATCTACTCCAGAGCCTCCATTTCCACTATCAGAACTATTTGCTGTAACAGTATTTCCATCAGTATCTTTAGCTACAAAAGTATAAGTATTAGTAGTAACAGATGTTATTTGATATTCTTGGTTTAATACAGCTGCGGTTACTAATCCACCTAAAGAAGCAGCTCCTGTAAAGGTAACAAAATCATTTATAACTGACCCGTGACTATTATCAGTTGCTGTTATAACACTGCTGCCATTAGTAGCAGAAAAAACAATACCATCAGTTGTAGTCTTTCGTATGGGGGTAACATCTGCGTAACCGTCTCCTTCTTTAATATAGTATTTAAAAGTTGTACCAAGTCCTAAGTATTTTGTGCCTCCTAAAGAGGTCCAAGCATGCAAAGCTCTTGCAGTGCCTAAATAAGAATTTTCACCATCTTTTGACCAACCGCCAAATTTTTCTGGCCTACCTTTTCTAAAACGTACAAGATTTACGTCAAACCAACCGCCCGTATTATCGTATTCGGTTCCTTCTCTGTTTATACCTGGTTTAAATAAAATCTTGTTAAGAGGCATTTTTTATACATGCTCCCAATCTTTACCTTCAAACAATAAAGCTTCTGCTTCTCTTCGTCTAACCAATCCTTCTTTTACAACACCTGAAGCTTTATTCCAACGTTTAATTTGTGCTGGTACATCCTCGTATTCACCTTTATTTAAAACTTTAAGCATAGTTGATGAGTTTAAATTGCTTGGCCCTAAGTTGTAAGTCCAAGATACTAAAGAATCAAATTGATGTTGGCTTAAAGGCATTTCTACTGCCTTGTGGACATGATCCTCGTATTCTACAATTTCTTCTTCAAGCCATTTATCTGCTTGTTCTTGAGTACAAGTATCTTCCATCTTCACATCTTTAGTTCTGCCCCAAGCTATTGTAGGAACATTGGCTGCACACAAATACGCTTCTAACTTACAACCTTCAAAAGATTTAATTAAAGATAAACCTTCTTTTGATATATTCATTTTAGTAATCTCCCCATACTTTTGCTTTTTTACCGCCTTGATATTCAACTGCGTGTCCTTCGTCAATAAGCATTTGGCAAATATCTTTACCATCTTCTGTATAAGGGATGCCAAGTATTCTGCCATATTTACCTTTTCCTAATGATTTTATTTTAAATTTACCAGAACAAATTTCTTTTAGTCTTTCTTTTGCAGCTAGACCAAGTTTTTTTTCTGCTAAATCTCTTGTCCTAGATTCTGGTGTGTCAATGCCTGCAAGTCTTACGCGTTGTTTATGCAATTTGACATCAAATCCTAGGTCTAACGAACAGTCGAAAGTATCACCGTCGACTATTCGTTCCAAAGTCGCATTATATACAAACGCGTCTGGTGCCTTAGCCATTATTTATCTTTGGCCTTAAGTACGTTTAACGCTAATAAATCTATAAATTTATATAGTTTACCAATCCAAACGTCGTCTTTTGGGGTCGACGTGACCGCTGCTATAATCGAACTAGCAGTTACAATTGCAGTTACCCACATTACCGTATTGCTTATAAAATCCATATTATCCTCCCTTGAATATT